TGCCTCCCTTGACATTGCCAAGAACCTCACCGCCACCGCTTCCAATGTGACCCTCTCTTCCGACAATGTCCTCGCCCTTGAGACCCTCAGCAACAACATGGTTCTCACCTCCGCCTCCAACTTCACAGTGGATGCCAACGACAACCTGTCACTCTTCGCCAAGGACTCTGGCATGTCTTTCACCATGCTTTCTACGGAAGGTACTATCAACGTCAATTCTTCCAACGACATCAACTTCCGCACCCACTCTTCGGTCGACCCTGTATTTGTCATCAGCTCTAACGACATCCGTATCACTGGTAACCTCATCATTGACGGTGAGATCAGCACCAGTAACGTGACCCAGACAAACATCATCGTGAACCAGGAAACCCTCCGTGTTGCCGACAAGACTATCCAACTTGCCAACATTGGTGACTCTTCTTCCCCTGACGGTATGCCATTTGACGGTGCTGACACCAACAGCGGTGCCGGTATCATCATTGACGGTGTCCCCGAATCAGTGACTGACAGTAACGACTGGGGTAACTACGAGAAGTCCATCAAGTGGAACTACGGCACCAACGGTCTCCTCGACGTTGGTACTTCCAACATTGCTTCGGAATCCTACTGGGAAATCCTCGGTGGTGCCATGCACATTACCCACAAGAAGAACTACGCCGGTACTTTCCGCGACCTCACCTTCGGCTTCCGTATCAACGAGCAAGAAGAACTTGAGCTCATCAAGAAGTTCTGGGACACCAATACCGCCTCTTACGTGTTCCGTCGCGTAGCCAAGTTCGGTCGCCACTTCTAATAGCACTAATCGTTTTGTAATAGCGAGTGTATAAAAATAATTCTATTAATTAGTCAAGAATTTCACGAGCAGAAGGGTCTGTAACTGAGTTATTCATTGAAACCCATTTTGGTAACCAGAAGTAAGGGATAATGAAGCCCTTGCCTGGATAATATTTCTCAAATAATTTTCGGTAATAGTAGGCTTCCTTAGTATAAGGATAGTTTGGTTGGTACATATTCTTTTTCGCCTCGAATTCTTCGTCGCTGATTATTTTTTCAATGTGATTTTTGAGAATGACATGCCATGACCGTTCGGGACTACTTACTCCGTCCGAAAAAGCATCCTTCCTACGATAGAGAATTTCATCTGGCAAAATTCCGTCCTTTGCAAATGCATCCCGAAGAAGTTTCTTTTCTATTTTCCCGTCGTGATTTGTGCGATATTCCGCTGGAACAGAGAGATATGTTTTAACAAACGTCTTGTCTGCATAAGGGACACGTGCTTCCAGGCCTTGGCTACTGATTGTGCGATCGCTCCTCTGTGCATCAAAGTAGATGATGTCTTCAAGAAGACGCAAACATTCACCATGGAATTCCTTGTCACCAGGGGCTTTACGGAAATATTTATAGCCACCGCAAACTTCATCACTGTAATCTCCATTGAAAACGACCTTGAAATCTGTATTGTCCGCAATGTACTTCGCGACCAGATAATTTCCCACACTGGCACGTACCGTAGTAATATCATAACTCTCTACAATGCGAATAGTCTCTTCAATTGCCGAAAGAAATTCCTCGTCTGTAAGCTTAATTTCCACGTGATTACTTCCGATATGAGAAGCAACTTTACGTGCATATTCCAAGTCGGTAGATCCCTCCAATCCAATACTAAATGTCGTCAAACGCTGAGGATAAATTAAACGAGATACAATCGCCGCCACCAGACTGCTGTCAAGACCCCCAGAAAGAAGAGAACATACTCCGCGATCAGACATCAGACGCTTCTGGACAGCATTCACCAGCGTTTCACGAATTTTATGGTGATAGAAATCCAGTGATGTTTCTTTATCCACAGCCCCCTCGTCCAAGTTTGTCATATCCATGTATGTATCCATAGTACTCTTACGATAGTTGTAATTCTTCACTACTCCATCTGCATTTACATGTACAATGTGACCACCATGGAGTTGTTTTACATTTTCTGAAAGATCGTGAATGCCTTTCAACTCTGAACATACACCAATAGTATCAAGAGAGCCAGACACATTGTTATTACGGAACCAATAAAGAGGGCGGACACCATAATCATCTCTGGCGAAATACACATGGTCAAGATTCATATCGTAAATCACAAATGCAAATTCACCATCCAGTTCAGAAGGAAGGTCTACCATGTTTTTAGCATCCTTCTGATAAGAATGATATAGATGAAGAATGACCTCGCAATCAGATTGGGAAGAACATTGGAAGCCATACTTTTCACGGATGTGCCGATGGTTATAAATTTCCCCGTTGCAAATAAGATACACACCGTCTTTGTACATGGGTTGATTTCCGGCATCCGTAAGGTCATTTACCATGAGGCGTTGGAACCCCATAAATACATTTTTACGATAAATGCTGGTAGTTGCATCTGGACCACGAGGGCGTATGCGTTCAAGACCGTTCCAAGAACGGGAAGGGTGAACCGCCCCTTTCACGAAGAGTATTCCGCACATAATAGCAGCAAGGGTTGTAAAGAGAGTAATTATATTTGTTACCCTGTCTTTATATCTTTGATATGCAATGCAGAGATATCAAAATGGAATAGTGATGGTAAAAATTGAAACAGGGAATTCTTATTTACACATAAATACAAACAATAGTAATTACATTAGAACCCGATATTTTCTGTCACTAAGTTATGCCAAGAACTGTTCCCGAAGAAGAATTCATTATCAGCGAACATCTAAAAGCCCACGCAACATTGGACATCGCCACCCTTCAAAAAATGGCGCAGCTTCCGGGGAATTCTTCCGTTATCACAAAGGCAAAAGATATTAAGCGTTATCGTAAACAGCTCAAGAAACTCTTGAAAATCCCCCTTGTCAAACAAAAGAGTCCAGAATGGTATGAGCTTCGCCAGAAGATTGTTACTGCCAGTGATTTCGCCCAAGCTCTCGGAGAAGGAAAGTTTGGTACCCAAAAACAATTTATCATGAAGAAGTGTGACAAAGAAGAGAAACCATTTGCATCAAATCCCTTCTTTGATTGGGGCAATATGTTTGAACAAGTCGCCAGTGACATTTATGCAGCAATGAACCAAGTAAAGATGTACGAATTCGGTCTTATTCCTCACCCTCGCATTGATTTCTTCGGAGCGTCTCCCGATGGTATCAGTAACATGGGTATTATGTTAGAGATCAAGTGTCCTCTAAAACGCAAACTTGTTCACGGCGAAGTGCCTAAGCAGTACTATTATCAAATTCAAGGACAGTTGGATGTCTGTGATTTGGAAGAGTGTGATTACTTTGAATGTGAGTTGGGACGTTGGGAGTCTTGGGACGAATATCGTCTTACGTATCAAAGTATGCTTGATAGTGGGAAAGAAGCCCCTTATACAGGTTACATCGTAGAAGAGGTGAATGCAGATGGTGAAAAGAAACACCGTTATAGCAAAGTTCGTCAACAAATGCTTCCACAGAAACGCGTAGACCCTGGAACAAAAGTGTTTTATTGGATCCTCAAAGACTATAACTGCGTGCGTGTCAAAAAAGACCCCGTGTTTGTGAAAGAGAAAATGACGGCACTCAAGGAAGTATGGGATAACGTATTGCGTTACAGAGAGAACGAAGAGGATTACATCCGCGAAGTGAAACAAGTGATATCTCTTTCAACGGAAACCTTTTACAGTGGGGATGCATCTTCTATTCTGAATAATGATATTGTTGAAGATTATGTGCCGAACAAAGAGAGTATGTTTGTGGCTTTGGAATAATCATGTAATCTTTTTTCTTATGGTGTTGTATGCACGATACACTCTCTTCTGTTCGCGTTCTGAAAATTTGATTACGCCTTATGTGTACTATGAAGATACAAGTATATAAAGAGGAGTTGTTTTTTACCATTAAGGAGGAGTATTATAAAAATGCGTGTCCTTAAGAGAGCTGGTGAGTACGAGGAAGTTTCCTTTGACAAGGTTACATGGCGTATTCGCGTTCTCTGTGATGGTCTGACGATTGACCCTGTAAAAATTGCACAGAAGGTGTGTTCACGCATTTATGATGGTGTGAAAACCTCTGAACTGGACGATCTGGCCGCCGCCATCTGCAGTTCTATGGTTGTGGATCACCCCGATTATGGCAAACTCGCAAGTCGTATCTGCATTTCAAACCACCATAAAAACACTTCTCCATCGTTTTCCGAGACTATCACCGTGCTTTATAATAATGTGGACAATGACGGAAAGCCAAACCCTCTTGTTTCCAAGAAGGTCTATGACATTGTTATGGCGAACAAAGAAAAGCTAAACACATGTATTGATTATCAGCGGGACTACAACTTTGATTTCTTTGGGTTTAAAACACTGGAACGCTCTTATCTCTATCGTGTGAATGGCGAAATTGTGGAACGTCCTCAGCATCTTCTCATGCGTGTAGCTCTGGGAATTCATGGGTGGGATCTCAAAGATGCTATTCAAACCTATAATATGATGAGCCAGAAGTACTTTATTCACGCCACACCCACCCTCTTTAATGCCGGTACAGACCGTCCTCAGCTTAGTAGCTGTTTCCTGATGTCCATGGGTGATAGCATTGCGGAACCCTCTGGTATCTTTGACAGTTTCAAGGAATTTGCGGTAATCTCTAAAAATGCAGGGGGTGTAGGAATTAATATCGCGGACGTACGTGGGAATGGTAGTCTTATTCGCGGCACCAATGGAACGAGTACTGGTATTGTCCCCATGTTGCGTGTTTTGAATAACACATGTCGTTATGTTAATCAGGGGGGTCGCCGCAAGGGGTCGTGTGCCGTATATATTGAACCGTGGCATTCTGACATTGAGAAATTCCTTGAGCTTCGCAAACCACATGGTAATGAAGAGGAACGTTGTCGCGACCTCTTCTTGGCGATGTGGATGAACGACCTCTTTATGCAACGGGTGAAAGAGAATGGTACATGGAGCCTCTTCTGCCCAGACGTGGCAAAAGGTCTTACAGATGCATTTGGGGATGAATTCCGTGAACTCTATGAAAAATATGAAGCCGAGGGAAAGTACACGAAACAAGTACCTGCACAAAAGATTTGGTTTAAGATTATTGAAAGCCAGATTGAGAGTGGACAGCCTTATATGTTGTACAAAGATGCGTGTAACCAAAAGAGCAACCAGAAAAACCTTGGTACCATCCGCTCCTCTAACCTTTGTACCGAAATTGTAGAATTCTCCAGTGCCGATGAAACTGCCGTGTGCAATCTTGCCTCTCTTGCTCTCGCATCCTTCGTAAAGGAAGGAACCGAAGAGAATGGTAAGCCTGTATACGATTTTGATAAACTTCACGAGATTACAAAGATTGTCACCAAAAACCTCAATAAAGTAATTGATGTGAACTATTACCCCGTGGAAAAGGCAAGGCGTTCCAACCTTCGTCACCGCCCCATTGGCATTGGTGTCCAAGGTCTGGCAGACACGTTCTTCCGCATGAACATGGCGTTTGATAGCCCCGAGGCACGGCAATTGAACCGCGATATCTTTGAAACCATTTATCACGCCGCTGTGGAATGTTCTATGGAAATTGCCAAGAAGCGTGCAGAAGTAGCGGGCACATATTACGATGGCCAAGAAAATGCCGACAAAGATATTAGCAAGGACCCCTATCTTCTTCTAAACGAGTACGATGCACCTGCAATTTTGGGAAACTCAAACTACAAGGGGGCATATTCTTCATTTGAAGGAAGCCCTGCTCATCAGGGCATTCTCCAGTTTGATATGTGGGGAGTTACACCTTCTAAGCGATACGATTGGGATGTCTTGAAGAAAAACATTAAGAAATATGGACTACGCAACAGTCTTCTTTTGGCACCCATGCCTACTGCTTCCACCTCACAAATTCTTGGGTTTAATGAATGTTTCGAACCTGTTACCTCCAACATCTACAGACGCAAGACACTGGCGGGTGAATTCATCCTTGTCAATCAGTACTTGGTGAAAGAACTCATTGACCGCAACCTCTGGAATGAAGAAATGCGCGACGAGATTATCATGAACGATGGGAGTGTGCAAAATATTACGGCTATTCCTGCAGAAGTACGTGCCAAGTACAAGACAGTGTGGGAAATTAAGCAAAAGGTCCTCTTGGATATGTCGGCGGATCGCGGTGCCTTTATCTGTCAATCGCAAAGCCTAAACATCTTTATGGAAGACCCTGACCCCAAGAAGATTACAAGTATGCATTTCTACGGGTGGGGACTGGGACTTAAGACAGGACAGTACTATCTTCGTTCCAAACCTAAAGCACAGGCACAGAAGTTCTCTATTGATGCCTCCAAGATGAAACTCGCAAACATGAGAGACAATGTCCCAACCACGAAGAATGGCAAAGATACCAATGTAGTAGATGAACCAGAAGAGTGCTTGAATTGCAGTGCGTAAAAGAAAAAGAATAGACGCATATATGTTTATCAATATATGTGACACCACAACCGTTGTTTATTATTTTTTCACATTACAAAGAAAGTCATACACGTTCTTTGTTTACATACCATACAATAAAGAAAAGTGCGAACAAGAGGAAAGCGGGGACGACGAAATCAAAAGCGATGCGATTATAGTAATATGCACGACTTGTACCAGGTTCGTATGTCTTGTGTAGATTAAATAGTTTGACATACCATATTATGAAATAAGATCCGATGGACAAGAAAGGGTTGTGATTGCCCCAGAAACCTTGGTTCTCCGTTTCTTCAAATACCTGATAGGCAAGAGGGCGCTGATAATAATTTTTAAATGTTGTTCGTGACATCCATACATCTACATCTTTAATGTGATGCACCGATGTCAAAAATCTTTTACGCATTACAGAAAGGGGATATACTACCGCATGTGTACCGGAACACAATAGACCCTTCCGAACCGTTGGCGTATACTTATAGGACACCATGGGGAATACACCAAGACAGATTGGTTGGCTATACTTTTCTACAAACTCTTTAATATCTCCCACCACATGTGGGTTCATTACATCAGGAGAGAATACAACATCGTCTTCAAGAATAATAATATTAGTATAGTTGTGTTCCAGAGCATGGCGGAAAGCATTGTAGTATGCATGAACAATGTCATGGGGCGGCGTTTCCACGTGTTCGCAGCGTTCTTTTTTTGCATCACACACTCTCTTTTTGCAATTGCGGAACCCATCGTTCTCTTGAATGTAGACAATGCGAGTTAATGGATACGTAGAAATCTGCTTCATATACTGCTCTCGGCGTTTACTGTTTTTCATCGCGAGAATATACGTAGCATCTACAAAACTGTCGTATGCGGTTTCCGATGGGTCAAATTCAAGTTTCGTGTGACGATAACACGAATGGGATGTCTGTTCTTTGGATTTCGCTGTACTTGTCATCAGGTTTCAATCACTGTGAATTATGGAGAACTCTCCGTTTACAGTTAATATACAGAAAAAAGAGGGCTGAAAGAAAGACAATAGACTAATCAAGGTTCAGAACCTTGCGACGAGGTGTCTTCTTTTTGTTCATAAGGATACTGTTAATACTAGCATCATCTTTAATAAGTTCGGCGATTTCACTCTCCGTTACAGTAGACATGGCTTCTACAAGGCGGTTCACTTCTTCTTCATCATTCAACATTTCATTGCGTTCTTGAGGATGTAAAGTACTTGCAAGTTCACTGGCGGCATCTCCACCAATGTTATCAATCTCTCTAAGAATATCCTCCATATTACTGGGACCCTTCATGGTATGTACAGGAGCAGCAGGGGGGATAGAGGATGGTCCGCGAAGCCCACTACTGTTCATTGGCGAAACTGCAGACACTGGTGCAGGTTGAGATACTTGTGAAGGAGTGACGCCATTCATGGGGATATTGTTACCAAGGGCCCCGGCACCTCCTGCTCCACTGCCTCCGCCGCCTCCGCCGCCTCCGCCAAACAAGTTCCCGAAGAGGCCACCAATCCCACCTCCCCCACCGCCTCCAAACATTCCACCGAGCATACTTGTGAGAGGGTTGGAGGATTGTTGTGCCTGTTTTGCCATGGTATTTGCACTGGCGGCAGCAAACTGTCTGGCGAGTTCGGGGTTTTGTTTAAAGACTTGGTCTGCATTGGGGATAGAGGAGTTCTTAAACATGGCGTTCGTCATGTGATACATAAATGCACTTCCTGCCACCATAAACAGGAGTTTAAGCTCAGGAGCAATCTTGCCCTTCCCCTTGTATTTTTCGTGGAGTTCTTCAAAGATATCATCATAGTCTTCAATGCTCTCGTTCATGTTTTCCGACCATCCGTCAAGCCGCGCCCCCACGGGGTTTAACCATGCGTTGGCGATTTCAATACCCGAAACAAGTGTCATAAGTGTTTTACGTTGGAACTTTACACTCGTGTCAATTTCACGGTCGCGCTTCATACGCTCTAACTCAAGAACCATCTCGTCCAAATTGGAAGCAAGAGTGAATTTACGAGGAACACGAATGCCCTTCTTTTCAAAGCGGTCAAACTGATAGAGAATTTCGCGTTTCTTTGTGAGAATATCATTTTCAGACATTACGGGAGCAGGAGAACGTGTGGAATAGAAAGGTTGGGTAGTGGGTGCGGTAGTCGAAATATTGGCGGGAGCAGGGGTAGGAGCAGGAGTGTTAAAGGATGGTTTCGCAGAGGGGAAAAACCCGTCATCACTAAATCCATCATTCATAATTTCAAGCCCGGGGCGACCTGCCCTCTGTGTGTAGTTGTTGTCTTCGCTATCTCCGTCATCACTGTTGTCATTGTCGTCATCGGAACCACTGTAAGGGTTGTTATTGCCACCCATAGCGGCGTTTCCTCTGCCCATAAATACAGCGTTGTCATTATCGTCGTCACTGTCGTCATCTACGGCGGCGGACATGTAATCCGTCTTGTCTACAACAAGTTGTGATGGATTGCGTCCAGTAGCACCTTTTGGAAAACGGCGACTGTCTCGCGATGCAAAACTGCGAAGGCTCATGAGATCATCGTCATTCGAAGAACTGCCACCCGAAATAGAATCCCGTGAGACTTTCTTTGGGTTCATCAACAGATCAATTCCAAGATGTTTACTTTGCATTCTATGATTATAAAACACTGACAGAAAGCTTTAGGTCATTTCAACGCAATCTTTGATGGAGAGAAATAAAAATAAACAAATCATTTATCAAGGAAACTAAGCCCTTGCAACAAGGCATCCGCCAAATCATCTTTTTTCTTATGAGTTCTAAACCATTCTACGCGTTCAGGGAACTTTTCGGCCAAGAGTTCTTGTACATAATCAATGGCATTTTGCTTGTTCTTTTTATATGATTTCGCAGTCCGATCCATGTCTTCATAATATTTTACAAGATACTTCAGCTTACGTGTAGCACTGATGTTTAATATTTCCATACTCAGATTATGATGCTTCCTCATGATACAGAAATAGCTATAAATAATCATTTGTATACTCTTCATAGTAGGAGTTTTAAAAGCCGGTTGGTTTTCAATAAGTACAGTTATAGGTTGTGTCTTTTTGCCGTTACCGATGTCCTCCTCTGTTAAAGAAATAAAGACATCGTCCAATACTTCTATAAGATTATCTGCAATATCTACAACCGCTTTGCTTTTCTTCTCAGAATTTGTAATAGATACAACTTGCCAATCCAAAATAGAGCCTTCGCCATCTAAAATGCATAACCCAAGATTTTTAATACCAACGTCAACGGAAAATATTTTCATAATGGATAGAGATATCAGGTATTCTATATCTTTGAATTAATGTACGAAATAATGCGTGGGGTGATTGTTGTATCGCGGCATTTATTTAAGTAGTGAGCCAACTTTGCAAACATGTGGTCTTCCTTGCGGTTCATTTCTTTATGCAAAAAGAGGTCAAGGATTTTTAGATATTGCGAATAAAAGTTCTTCTCAAAGATATGTTGCTTCATCTGGGAAGATAACTTTTTGCCGTTCGCCCCACCCGAGATAGGCATCACATCCATATATTTCTTGCTATATGACATAATCACTTTCTTAGCATCTGGATATTTCGTAAATGATAATATACTCGGAAGATTAACAGGTACAAACATATCGTACGTGGGACATTTTACCATAAAAGCCGCATCCGCAGGGTCGGGATAGACATCATTATTATCCACCATACATAGTCTGGTTCGGATAGCTTCTTCAGTAATACTCTTGTCATACTTCTTCCGGTAATACTTCAATATCTTCGGCATAATGTTATTCAATGATTTTTTTCCATCGGGACATTCTACACGCGTAAATAGAGGTCGTGCAAAAGATACATCACATTCTTTTTCAAGAAGGGGGATTACATAATTTGCCCATTTCTTCTCCGAGGCCGTATATATAAATACTTCTGCCCCCATAGATTGAACTTTACGCATGAATAATTTAAAATGAGGACGCACAATGCCCTTTGCAAGAGCATACTTCACCTGCTCTTGTAACTCCTTCTTTATTTTATTGGTACATGTTGTATGTACTTTTTGTAACTTACATTCTTCAAATACATCATAGAGCATCACTTGGTATATAATATCTCCAATAATGGTGCCATCAAGATCCAATACAATACATAGTGGAGGCAAGGCGACGGGATCATGGTAACCATAGGTAGTGGTGGAAGTATCTTTGGAACGTTCCATCTCTAACAAAAATTACACTTTGTATATACTAATACTATATTGTGTTACTTATTTACCACCGGATTTTATTTTTATGGTCTTGTATGGTATTCAACATACTCTGTAGCTGGGTATACATTTCTGATTTACATAGAGGGATTTGGGAACTATGATACATGTCACGATTGCCATATACGATATCCATGTCTGCCCCATTTTTCATTTCTTGTCGCAACTCTCCAATCTTGCCTTGTACATACTTCTCAATATTTTCCACACAGTCATATACAGAAGATGATGCACAGCATATAAATAATTTGGATGCAGTAATAGAACCACAGATGTCAC